CGTTTGCCGGCCGATTTCCATGACCGCCTGTGCAACTGGGGCGAGGTCATGCGCGACCGGCACCGCCGCGCCGTGTCGCCCACCTACCAGGTGTGCCGCGACCTTGCCCGGCGGGCGGGGCAGACGCGCAACCTGGAGAACGACGCGGTACAGGAATGGGACGAGGCCGACGCCGGGCTCATTGAGCGGGCCTGGAGCCTGGCCGCCTCATACCGCATGCACCCTCAGGCGCCGCTGCTGTTGCGCGCCTACTACGTGATGGGCCACCCGCCGTACCTCATCTGTCGCATGCAGGGTATCCGCGCCCGCGAGTTCGACGACATCCTCGTGCGCTGTGTCGCGTATTTCCAGCAGTTTGTTGCGCAATTCGAGAATCGGCTGCATAATTCTGCTCAATCCGTGATGACTACCGTCTAACGACGAGACCCGATGCCCGCAGGCGGACGTCGCGCGTCCGGAAGAAACAAGCCCCGAGCCAATGGCCGGGGCTTTTTCGTTACTGCGTGGCGACGATCAAACGCCAGCGAATTGCACCCTGCGCTTGCGTATGCTGGTGACGGTTCTGTGGTGGCAGTGGATCTCCACGATTCGCTGCAATTTCAGCCGAACAGCCTTGGCATTGAAAGATGCCCGAGTATGGGACCGTGGTACCTGGCCCAAATTCTTGGTCGAACGCCAGATCACTGTGCTGAGCCAGTATCTGCGGATACTTGTAAAGCGCCATCTATGTCTCTCCTGTGCTGGTTTGGAGCGGCCAGCGTAACGCACAGTTACTCCGCAGTAGCCGAGGGTTTTCCCGGTTCAAACCCCAGGACACCGCCCAGCCAGACGGGCGCCCGCGCGGGGGATCAAAGCGCGCGGGACTTTCTCCCCGGCCTCGTCGCCGGGTCTGGTAGACGAGAACCGCACACGCCCAGCTCGCCCAGTGGGCGGGTAAGTCGGATGGGCGCATCCTGAATCACTTTCAACGCGGAATCGATGCCTGCGGCGTCGCTCCCAGAGGGACCGCGCCATGGCACGACCATCCAAGTACCAGCCCGGGTTCGCCGAGCAGGCCACCAAGCTTTGCCGCTTGGGCGCCACCGACAAGGACCTGGCCGATTTCTTCCATGTGACCGAGCGCACGCTGAACACCTGGAAGAAGCAGATTCCCGAGTTTCTTCAGGCCCTAAATGGGGGCAAAGCCCTGGCCGACGCAGAGGTAGCCGACAGGCTCTACCAGCGCGCCCTGGGCTACACGCATGCCGAGGACGACATCCGGGTGTGCGACGGCGTGATCGTCACGACGCCCACCACCAGGCACTACCCGCCGGATACCACGGCCTGCATCTTCTGGCTGAAGAACCGGCGCCCGGACCTCTGGCGCGACAAGCCGGACCCGACCAACGACGACAACGCGCCGCCGCCGGTCAAGGTGGTGATCGAGGTGGTGAACGCGAGCGTCCCTGATGCCGACGCTTAACCAGCCCCAGGCCCGGTTCCTGGCGTTGCCGCACAAGTTCCGCGCGTTCGTCGCCGGCTTCGGCAGCGGCAAGACCTGGGTCGGCGGGGCCGGCCTGTGCCGTCACGCCTGGGAGTTTCCCCGGGTCAACTCGGGGTACTTCGCGCCGACGTACGGCCAGATCCGGGACATCTTCTACCCGACGATCGAGGAGGTGGCCCACGACTGGGGCCTGGCCGCCAAGATCAACGAGTCGAACAAGGAGGTGCACCTGTTCGCTGGCCGCAAGTACCGCGGCACGGTGATCTGCCGGTCGATGGAGAAGCCGGGCGACATCGTGGGCTTCAAGATCGGCAAGGGGCTGATCGACGAGCTGGACGTGATGAAGGCGGACAAGGCCGCGCTGGCCTGGCGCAAGATCATCGCGCGCCTGCGCCACACCGCGCCCGGCCTGATCAACGGCGTGGACGTGACCACCACGCCCGAGGGCTTCAAGTTCGTCTACCAGCAGTTCGTCAAGCAGGTCCGCGAGCGGCCCGATCTGGCCGCGCTGTACGGCCTGGTGCAGGCCAGCACCTACGAGAACGGCAAGAACCTGCCCGAGGACTACATCCCGTCGCTGCGCGCGAGCTACCCGCCGCAGCTCATCGCGGCATACCTGCGTGGCCAATTCACCAACCTGACCAGCGGCAGCGTGTACGCGAACTTCGACCGGCGCCTGCACCACACGGACGCCGCCGAGGAACCGCACGAAGAGCTGCATATCGGCATGGACTTCAACGTGCTGAACATGACGGCCACGGTCAACGTGATCCGGGCCGGCCTGCCGCTGACGGTGGGCGAGTTGACGAAGGTGAGGGACACGCCGGAAATGGCCCGCATGCTGAAGGAACGGTTCAAGGACAAGGGGCACGGCGTCACGATCTACCCCGACGCGAGCGGCGGCAACACCAGCAGCAAGAACGCCAGCGAGTCGGACCTGAGCATTCTGCGCAAGGCCGGCTTCACGGTCCGCGTGAACAGCCGAAACCCGGCCGTGAAGGACCGCATCAACGCCGTGAACGGCATGCTGCTGAACGACGAGGGCGTCCGCCGCTGGCTGGTCAATACCGACCGGTGCCCGACGCTCACCGAGGCGCTGGAGCAGCAGGCCTACGACAAGAACGGGGAGCCGGACAAGTCGACCGGGCACGACCACCCGAACGACGCCCAGGGCTATTTTCTGGTGCACCGCTACCCGATCACGCCCACCGGCATGAGCCGCATCAAACTCACAGGAACCTGACCATGCCCGTCGACAGCAAACACCCTCTCTGGACGGCCAACCAGCCGCGATGGGAGCGCTGCCGCACCGCGCTGCAGGGCCAGGACGCCGTGCACGCGGCCGGCACGAAGTACCTGCCCAAGCTGGCAGGGCAGGAGCAGGACGAATACGACGCCTACAAGGGCCGCGCGCTGTTCTACGGCGCCACCGCCCGCACCGAGGAAGCGCTGATCGGTATGGTGTTCCGCAAGGAGCCCACCGTGACGCTGCCCGCGGCACTGCAGCCCATGATCGAGGATGCCGACCTGGCGGGAACGCCGGTGGACACCTTCATCGAGAACGTGACCAAGGAGGTGATCGACGTCACCCGGGTGGGCGTGCTGGTGGATTACCCGGTGGCCAGCGGCGAGTTCATGACCGTAGGCCAGGCCCAGGCCGCCGGCATGCGCCCCTACTTGGCCACCTACAAGGCCGAGGCGATCATCAACTGGCGCACGGCCCGAGTGCGCGGCGTGAGCCAGCTCGTGCTGGTGGTGCTGGCCGAGTGCTACACCGACCCGAAGGACGAGTTCACCGACGAGGAAAAGACCCAGTACCGAGTTCTGGACCTGGTGGACGGCTTCTACCGCGTGCGCATCTACCGCACCGACCTGAACACCCCAGCGTTCGAGTACACGCCGATGATGAACGGCAAGCGGCTGCCGTACATCCCCTTCGTGCTGATCGGGCGCAACGGCGAGGCGGTCGACCCGCAGAAGCCCGTGCTGCTGGACCTGGTGGACGTGAACATGTCGCACTACCGCGGCACGGCGGACTACGAGCACGCGCTGCACTTCACGGCGCTGCCCACGGCCGTGGTGACTGGGCACGAGCTGAAGGAAGGGGAAAGCCTGAAGATCGGCTCGTCCGAAGCCTGGGTCTTCGTCGAAGACACGGCCGGTGCCAAGTATCTGGAATTCTCTGGCCAGGGCCTGGACAGCATCAAGGTCAGCCTGGAGCGCAAAGAGGGCATGATGGCCACCCTTGGCGCGCGCATCCTGGCGCCGGAGAAGCGCGACGCCGAGGCAGCCGAGACGGCCAAGATCCACCGCGCCGGCGAGAACAGCGTCTTGGGCGGCATCGCCTTGGGCGTGGGCCGGTCGCTGGCCAAGGCCTTTCGCTGGGCCGCCGAGTGGGCGGGCGCCGGCAGTGGCACGGTCGAGGTGAAGCTGAACACTGAGTTCTTCCCGGCCGGCCTGACCGCCCAGGACCTGACCGCCCTGGTGGGCGCGTTGCAGGCCGCGGCGATCAGCCCGGAGACGTTCTACGAAAACATGCGCCGCGGCGGCATCATCGACGACGGCGTGACGTTCGAGGAAGAGCAGGCCCGCATCGAGGCCGCCGGCCCGGCGCTGGGCACGCTGGGAGGCCCGAATGGCCAGCCTGCAAACGGAGCTGTATGACGCGACCGTCCGGCACTCCATCGACCTGGTGCGCTACAGCAACGGGGTGGTGCGCCGGATCGTTGCGCTGCTGAACCGGGTTGATGCCGACCTGGCCGAAGAGGTGGCCCGGGCCATGGAGCGGCTGCCGGCCAGCGCCTTCACGGTGGCGCGGCTGGAGGAGCTGTTGAAGGACGTCCGCACCCTGAACGCCGAGGCGTACCAGCAGGTGCGTAGCGAGCTGGAGAAGGACCTGCGGGACCTGGCGGGCTACGAGATCGGCTACCAGGGCCAGCTCTTCGACGCGCTGGGTATCGAGTTCACCACGCGCGGCGTCACGGCCGGGCAGGTGTACGCCGGCGCCATGTCCCAGCCGTTCCAGGGGCGTCTGCTGCGGGAATGGATGGCCGGCCTGGAGGCAGGGCGCGCCAGCCGCATCCGCGACGCGGTGCGCATGGGCTATGTGGAGGGGCAGACCATCCAGCAGGTGGTGCAGCGCGTGCGCGGCACCCGGGCGAAAGGGTATGCGGACGGCCTGCTGGAGATCGATCGGCGGAACGCGGAGGCCGTGGTGCGCACCGCCATCAGCCACACGGCCGGGTTCGCGCGGGACCGCTGGTACGACGCCAACGACGACATCATCGGCGCGCTGGCCTGGGTCAGCACGCTGGATTCGCGCACCAGCCAGATGTGCCGGCTTCGCGACGGGCTGAGGTACGAGCCGGACTCGCACAAGCCGATCGGGCATCAGGTACCGTGGGGCGCCGGGCCTGGCCGGCTGCATTGGCAGTGCCGCAGCACCTCGGTGCCGATCCTGAAGGGGATGGAAGACGACCCGCTCATCGGCACCCGGTCGGCGAAGGACTATCGAGACAGCGCGCGCGGGAAGGGCGAGCAGGTGCGGGCGACAACGACCTATGCGGACTGGCTCCGCAGGCAGCCCGCCGCGATCCAGGACGATATCCTGGGCCCGACCCGCGGCGCGCTGTTCCGCAAGGGCGGTGTCGAGCTGGAGAGCTTCTACAACGACCGGGGCGTGTATCTCACGCTGGCCGAGCTGCGCCGCAAGGATGCCGCCGCCTTCGCCCAGGCCGGCGTAGAATAGCGCGCATGCCACTGCACCTCGTCCCTGACGCCCCGAAACCGGCGGAAACGGAGAAGGACCGGATCCGGAAGCGGATCAAGGCCCTACCGAAGCCGAAAGACATGATCCAGTGCCCCCGCTGCGGTGGGCGCGAGGTCATCGAGACGCGCATCGGCGTGTTCGAGACCGCCAGGACGTGGAGTGGCGGCACGAAGGCGCTGCTGTGCGCGCTGTGCTTCATGCGTGGCGAGCGCGTCGTCTTGAAGTGACCTGACCATTACCCATCGGGCCCGCCACCGCGCGGGCCTTCTTCTTTCTAAGCCCTGCTGGCCGAGCCAGTGGGGCTTTTGCTTTTGGGGCTGAGCCCTGCAACCGTCCAGAGGACAACACCATGCCGCTTGACCGTAATGACCCCGAAGTGAAGGCCCTGTTG